ATGTAGATATTAATTTTTTAATTACGACTCGCTTAATGCGGTTTTTTTAATGCCTAGAGGGAAGTTATGACAGACACAATATAGGCTAGAAAAGACTTGGAACGCTGTTGTAATGAGTTGTCTAAGTATCAAAACCTGAGTCGATCAGGTCTAAGACACAGTGAATTAATCGCATTAGACAATGTAATGATTCGGCTGAAAGAGCAAATTAAAAATTTAAGGGTGGCATTGAATGGAACTCAGCCAATACACCAGCCTCACCAAAAAATCAGAAATTAAAAGAAAACCAAGAACAAAGCCTTTACCCAAGGCAACACAAAAATATTTAGAAGCTGAAGAAACTTTATTCCAAGAATTAGAAGAACATCGAATTGGATACCGAAGAAAATTTCAATTTGAATCAACTAAGAATTGGCGGTTTGATTTTTATATTGTGAAGTTGAATCTACTTATTGAAATTGCTGGCAGTCCTTGGGCCGTTGGTCGCGGTGGCACAAAGATAGCAAATTCACTAAGCAAATATGATCTTGCTTTAGACAAAGGCTTTAAATTTGAGCGTCTTGAACCTCATCAAATTGAATCAAGTTATGCAATCAACTGGATAAAAAGCGAATTAGCGAGAATTGAAGATGGATCAGATCAGACCATTCCCTCCACAGGACTTGATTGATAAAGCCGAGGAGGATGAGGCTATTAGATTGGCTCCAGCACCAGACTTAATGAATTGGGTGATCAAGAACTTTTTAACTATTGGTGGATCATTACATAACCCGGATCATGATCATATTGCTGAGCTACTTCACGACAATGAAGAGTTTTTAGCCTGTGCATGGGCTTCTTCTGCTTATACGCGAGCTAAGCGTATGGTGTTAGGCCAATGTGAAAAGGTTATGTTTCAACAAGGCGGCTGGAAGAAAGCTCGCCAAGAGCAACAGATGCGGGATTGGTTCGGATTTGTGCCGACTTACTTAATCACTATCGACGCTACCTTTTGCGATAAAGCCAGTGATAGCGAGTTTTGTGCTTTGCTTGAGCATGAGCTTTACCATATTGGTGTAGAGCGTGATAGAGACGGTGAGATTATTTATAGTGATCATACTGGCTTACCAAAGCACTATTTAGCAGGTCACGATGTCGAAGAGTTTATCGGTGTTGTAAAACGCTGGGGAGCAAATGAAAACGTTAAGCGGCTTATTGAAGTCGCTAAAAACCCGCCGTTTGTTTCTGATTTAGATATATCAAAATGCTGTGGAAACTGCGTAATCAATTGAGCCTTAGGGCTCTTTTTTTTGGCTATTTAGGTTGACGTAGGTTGACAGGATTGAGGATATGGCGGCTCTAAAAAAAGAGGGAAAACTCTTTATAGTTCGCTCACTTGCCGTATTTAATACACCCACAGAAACTGCTGAGCTCGTCAACCAAGAATACGGGGTAAAAGTTACTAAGCAGCAATGTGAAAAATACGACCCGACTAAACGGGCAGGTGAGAACCTAAGCGAAGAGTTAAGGGTTGATTTTGAAAAAACTCGAGAAATGTTTTTGGGTAAGCCTGAGGCAATCCCCATTGCAAATTTAGCGGTACGTTTACAGCGTTATGAAAGCCAATATCAAAAGCACAGTAGAAACCGTGTAGCAGCTCTAAGCATTCTTAAGCAAGCTGCTGAGGACATGGGCGGCAAATACACGAATAAAACTGAAATTACAGGCGCTGGTGGTGGTCCATTACAAAGCGAAAATATTACCTATGTGACTGCTACCGATGAGCAGGTAAGGCAGGCGATAGATGAACTCGAGAACGAATATTGACCCTGTTAAAACCAAGGCCAAGCGGATTAAGTGCGAGAAAGAACATTTATTTTTTACCCGAGCATTTTTCTTGCCTCGCATGGGCTTTAAATTTTCAGTCAATTGGCATCATGAATATATTGCCGACAAGATCGACGAGGTTATTGCGGGGAAGGTTAAAAACTTAGTTATTAACGTCCCACCGGGTAGCGGCAAGACAGAATTACTCACAAACCTTATTGCACGTGGTATAGCTCGAAATGCACGTTCCCGTTTTCTGTATTTGTCTTTCTCACAATCACTTGTAGAGGATGTATCGGCAACAGCTAGGAACATTGTTAAGTCAGAAGACTTTCAGAATTTATGGCCTGTAAAGATTTCTACTAGTACCGATGCTAAGTCTAGCTGGAAAACTACAGTTGATGGCTATGACGCTGGTCATGTGTATTCTGCATCGATGGGTGGGCAGGTCACTGGTCGCCGTGCTGGTACATTGTCAGATGAAGGCTTTACTGGTGCAATTATTCTTGATGACCCCTTAAAGCCTGAGGATGCATTTAGTCAGACCGCTAGACGCAAAGCGAACCGTAAGATTTTAAACACGGTCAACTCGCGTAAAGCTAAATCTGACACACCAATTATTCTGATCATGCAGCGGTTGCATGTTGAGGATCCGACTAACTTTGTGATGACGGGTAACGTTCCCGGTGAATGGGAACAGATCAGCATTCCAGCGCTTATTGATGATGAATACATCAGCAAGTTACCTGAAAAAATACAAAGCAAAATTCCACGTAATGTTGAGCGAGATGCTAAAGGCCGTCAAAGCTATTGGCCATTGAAAGAATCATTGCAATCGTTATTGCAACTCGAACAAGGTGGACAGGATAAAGACGGCGCTACGGTATCTCGTTACACGTTTGCAAGCCAATATCAGCAAGCCCCTAAAAAGCTCGGCGGTGATCTTGTTAAGGCTGAATGGTTCCCACGTTATCTAGATCTACCTGTTCTTAAGTGGCGGGCTGTATGGGCTGATACGGCGCAGAAGGTCAAAAAGCATAATGACTTTTCGGTGTTCTTATGTGCTGGTCTTGGCTATGACAATAACCTTTACATCATTGACGTGAAGCGTGGCAAATGGGAAGCACCTGAACTATTGAAGGAGGCTAAAGCCTTTATCAATAAGCATAAGGATAGCAACACCAAAATCGGCAAGCTGCGTTACATGGCTGTAGAAGATAAGGCGAGTGGTACTGGATTGATTCAATCTATATCTAGAGAAACCACATTACCTATTAGGGCAATTCAGCGTGATGAGGACAAGCTCTCACGGACAATGGACGTCATTCTTTATGTTGAAGATCGGCGTGTATGGTTACCTGCAAGCGCACCATGGTTATTGAACTACATCGAAGAGATTGAAGGACTCACCGCGGATTGGTCACATGATCATGATGACCAGTGGGACCCGACTATTGATGCGATTAATGATTCATTAGCTAAAAAGCCAACTGTATTTGATTAGAGGAAATTATGGCTGAAACTAAAAAGCATGATGCAATTGGTGATGCAGGGGCGTATACAAACTTTGTCTCAAACATTGGTACCGCCCGCGACAAGGCATCTCATGGATCATTCGTTAAGAAGACTATTCCAGATGAACAATTAGAGGCGGTTTATCAACATTGGTTAGCCAAACGAATTGTGAACCGACCAGCAAGTGACATGCTCCGAGCTGGGTGGTTCTATGAGGGAATTCAGGATAATGATTTAGAGAAGCTTAAAGAGGAGTGTAAGACTTTTAATTTAGATGGGATTCTCTTATCTAGCTTGGTTCTTTCACGCTTATATGGCGTTTCCTACGTTCTCCTAGGTACGGTGGACGGCGGCAACTTAGATCAACCTTTCGATTTAAATAAACTAGGTGTTGGCCGTTTAGAGTTTTTCACAGTACTCAAGAAAAAGCACATTGAGGCAGATACTTCAAAGTACTTACCGCCAAATGAAGCAGGCGGGCTTTTAAAGCAGCCAGAATTTTACAAGCTTAAACTCGATGGTAAAGCGAACCAAAGGATCCACCACACACGCCTATATAAACTTGGCCATGCAGATGTGGTCAATGAAGAGCCTGTGAGTGTTTTACAAGAAGTTTACGAGGACCTTTTAGATCATGCTGCTGTAAAGAAGGCTACAGCCAGTCTTGTTCATGAATCAAAAATTGATGTGATTAGAACGCCAGACTTGGTTGAGAAGATCAAAGAAGACATGAAATCAGTTGCTGAACGTTTTCTTAGTGTCGGTTTGCTGAAAGGGCTTAACGGTATGCTCGTATTGGATAAAGAAGAAGAGTATGACTCTAAATCTTATAGCTTTGGTGGCTTGCCTGATCTTATGCGTGAGTATTCGATTCAAACTGCAGGTGCTGCCGATATGCCATATACCATTCTATTTGGTCAATCACCTGCAGGTATGAACGCAACAGGCGATCATGACACACGGAACTATTACGACAGTATAGCAACCAAGCAAATCTGGTCCTTAAAGCCATTCATGTTGAAGCTTTTAAGAGTAATTGTTCAGGCAACATTTGGTCGTCAGATTCCAAGCTTAGACGTAGTGTTCAATCCACTATGGCAACTAGATGCTAAGGTCCGTGCCGAGGTTGAGAAAGCTAACGCAGAGCGTGACGATAAATATCTTCAAATGGGTGTCATTACAGAGCCACAGATAGCAAAGCAGCTTGTTATTGATGGTGTTTATTCAGTTATTGATGAAGATCACATCAAAGAGCTTGAAACAATGGTGAAGCCAGATGACGACGATAATTCAGATACTAAAACCACACCTCCAGCAAGCGAAGAAACGTAAGAAAGGGCGTAAAGCTTCTAAGCCTAGAGCCGTGTATGTAAATCGCCGTGTAGAGCTTTATTACACACGGCAATTGCTTGCTATATCTAAATACTGTCAGGAACAAACTAAGGATATTGTTATTCCAACAGTTGGTCAGAACATCGGTGATGCTTGGTTTTCTGACATGATGACGGCGTTTAGGGAAAAGCTCACAAAGTATGTTGTTGAGATTTCTCGACCGTTGGCCACAAAAGTTGTGACTGATACCCAAAAGGAAGTGGACAAGCAAATTGCAGAGCACACCAAAGCAATTATTGGTGTGGATCTAACGCCTTTCTATCGAGCTGCTGACATTCAAGATGAAGTAGACCTAAATATTACGGCTAATGTCAGCTTGATTAAGTCTATTCCGCAGCAATACGCCGATAAGCTTGAAGTAGTAATTACCAATGCTTTGCAGACTGGCCAAACAAATGAAGAGTTGGCCAAAGAAATTAAGCAATTGGGTTTATCTACTGATTATCGAGCACGTCTTATTGCAAGTGATCAGATGGGCAAGATAAACGGCCAAATCAATCAAGCCAGACAGCTTTCAATGGGTGTTGAAACTTACACATGGCAAACGGCGAAAGATGAGCGAGTGCGGCCAGATCATCAACATAAGCAGGGTAAAACCTTTAGATGGGATTCGCCGCCAGATGGTGGGCATCCCGGTCAGCCTATCCGCTGCCGTTGTACGGCATTGCCTAACTATGAGGATATTTTGATTGATTAATTCAAGTCATTTATGAGATTTTTATATTTCATAAATATCAAGTTAACTAATTAAATTAAAAGGGGTGGGATGTGGAAATTAAAGATGAAATTGCAAAAGATTATGAAGAATATTGCAATCAAAAGTTAATATCTGAATTTGGTAATTATAAGGCTGATGGGCATAATCCAATGCATTTATATCATCGTTATAAATACAGAATAATAGATGCACATCCTAGACAAGTAATTGAACCACCAAATTTTATTATTCCTACAGAACACTTATCTGCATATGGAAAAATAATTTCAGATATAAAAGCAGGAAATTCTCTAAACAAATATCAAAGTCGAAATCTTAAAAGGCTAGATTATGATGATGACATGTTATCCCATTGGAGAATTCAGCACTTTCATTTAGGAGAAACTTTAGAAAGTGATGGATTTGTATCTCGAACTTCGGATTTATTATTTATTCATTTTTCAAATACCGAGGCGCATATTATTGGAATTTTCTCACATGGTGATTGGTGTGATTTAGATATTATTGAAACAATTCATAATAATTGGCCACAAATTCTTATGAAATTTAAATGCGAATCGAGTAGCGAGCCGTTAACAGAAGAACAATATCGTATTTTGAGAAGTAAAAATTGTAATGTTGCAGTTAGAGTTAAAGATGGAACTGAGTACTATCCACCTGGCTTGGGTGTTGTTTCTAGTGGTTCTCCTTTACAGGCAATTATAAATGTTCAGCATGTCTTAATTAATTTCGAGAATAAATTTAATGAGATTGTTACTAATATAGACCAGATAATTGATGAAGATCCTCTGAAAAGAACAACTGAAATAGCAACTATAGGCTTAGAAATGGATGAGGTTAATCAAAGGTTTGTTTATAAAATCAAAGAAACAGGACATCGATTTACTTTAAATTATTAATAAGAAATTATGTTTTAAGTATTTTTAAGTCAAACCCGCCAATTGGTGGGTTTTTTATTGGATTGAATTTATGAAAAACATTTACCGCTTCAAGGTAGGTGACTTTGCTCCAAGTGAATCCACACGCTCATTTACACCGGAAGGTTATTTGAAATGTGTAAATGTTCGCTTGGGAAAAGCACCTCAGGTACGCCAGTACTATGCGTATGAGTTTCCAAACTTAGAAGGCTTTTCAGCAGATCAGACGATTAACGTTTATACATCGGCCGAAGAGCTTTTTAAGCCAGCAGCGATTAAAAGTTGGGATGGTGCAGACGCTACGGATTATCACCCACCTAAGAATGAAATTAATGCAGCTAACTGGAAAGACTACCACATTGGCTATTGTGAGAACGTCCGCCAAGAAGGTGAGTATTTATTGGGCGACTTGCTCATTAAAGATAAGGAGAGCATTGATTTAATCCAGAACAACGAGCGATTAGAAATGTCGCTTGGATATGGAGCCACATTAGTTCTAGAACAGGGTACTGCGCCAGATGGCACGGTTTACCAAGCAAAATTTATCAATTTTATTGGCAATCACGTAGCACTTGTTAAATACGGTCGCTGCGGTGGTGATTGCCGTATCGGTGACCAAAAGCAAACTCCACCAGAGGGGAACACAATGGAAGTAACAGTAAACGGTATTCGTTTTGACATTGGCGATAACAAGCCCTTGGCGGATGCATTAAAGCAGCAGCAAGATCAGCTTGAAAACTTGAAGGCTGCAAAACTTAAAGTTGGTGATAAGCAATTTTCTATCGGTGATGAGCTAAACGCCGTTCAGGCAGTCGTAGATCAATTGCATACCGACAAAACTACTCTTGAGCAGAAAGTCGGTGATCTGGAAAAAAACCAGATGACGCCTGAAAAACTTGAACAAGCTGCTACAGAACGTGCTGCTGTGATTGCTGATGCTAAAGCATTGGTGCCAACGGTAAAAACTGAAGGCTGCACATGTGAGCAAATCAAACGTGACGTTATTGCAGCTAAAGCGGGTGATGCTTTAGTAACAGCTTTAATGGGTAGCGTTGCTGTAGGAGATGCAAAGCCTGAGCAGATCGATACAACTTTCCGCGCATTGTCAGCTGTAAAAGGAACACACCCATCGAACCCGGTAGCCGATGCACTTAACCACCAGCAAAACATTAAAGCTGGTGACGGTAACCCTGCTGGCGGTGGGGATGGAAAGGCCTACAGCAAAGAAGACGCATACAAAAAAATCTAAGAGGATTTAAGTCATGGTTAAGCAATACGATGCAGCACCGGGTATGAAGTTTCACCTCATTGGGCCAGAGGATATTTTATCCCTGCCCGTAGCTGGTGCTGGTTTAGTAAATGATGGTGATGTAGTGGTACGCAGTACGGATGGTAAATCTGTATTAGCTGTTACTGGTGCAACTAATACCAAGTTTGGAATTATCGTACGTCACGGCGTAGGTAAGTCAGGGCGAACTACAGATGGAAAAGAAGCTTACAAGGCAACAGATGTCGCTCCGGTTATGACGATCGGCTCGATTTACGTGAAGGTCACAGCACCAGTCACCGACATTAATGCAAAGGTTTATGTCAAAACAGCTAATGGCACAACTTTAGCGCCGTTAGGTTCTTTATCCCCAACAGCAACAGATGGTACCGAGTTACCGAACGCATCTTGGGAAACAATTTCTAATGAACAGGGCTTGGCTGCTGTTCGATTACGTGGGGCATAATAATTATGAGTAAATTGGCAGCAATGAAGCTACGTTTAACACCAGTAGCTCAAGTGGTTCAGGCAAATATCGGTGATGCATTCAACCTTGATGCTTTGGCCCAATTGTTCGTTAAGTTGGAAGAATTTAACGACATGGACCCTCAACTCCAACAAGTCATGGATTACGCGAAGTACATTCCTGTCAAGCCTGTAAGTGGTGTTTATGGTGGCGGTGAGGTCTTAACCCGTAAAAAAGGCGTAGGTATTGGTAAAGATCACTCAGGTACAGGGAATGATATTCCATTAGCAGAAGTCGACTATGACACTGTTTCATTGCCAATTAAGGTTGGTAGTATTGGTTATTTATATTCAATCCTTGAATTGGAAGCCGCACAAAAACTAAATGTAGCTCTTGAGGCTGATAAGGTTCAAGCAGCACGTTTAGCAGCTGAAAAACACTTAAGCAACATTGCATGGTATGGCAACGCCCTAACTGGGGTTAAAGGTTTTTTAAATCAAACTGGTGTAACCGTTGTTACTGCTCAACATAATTGGGCAACAGCAACTATTGAAGAAGTACTATCTGATTTCAACTCAAGCTTAGCTGATGCAGAAGATCAAATTGATGGTGATGTTTCGGTTCAGCCTGACACTTATTTGATGGCATCAAATCAGTATAAGCATCTTTCAACTCGAATCGTCCCTGATTCTGGTGGCAAAACTTTCTTAAAGTTCATTGAAGAAAATAATATCTTCGCCACTCAAACTAAGCCATTAACCATCCGTGGTCTAGCTCGATCAAACGGTAAGGGTACTGCTGGTGCAGACCGTTCAATTATTTATCGCCGTGACCCATCATGCATTCAAATGAAATGTAATGACGTCACATTCTTGGCAGCTCAACCAGTGGGCTTAGATATCAAAGTACCTGGTCACTACAAATATCAAGGCGTGTGGTTAAAGCGTGTTGACTCTCTTCGTTACTTGGATCATGTATAAGGATTAAAACAGTATGAAATATTCATATACCTATAGCGGCTCTCAAGCCGCTTTTGTTTTTTCTGGTGTGGCTGTTTTACCCGCAGGTGTGGCAACACTAATTGAAGAAGATGTGCATAACAAACTTGCTGAGAATAAGTTTGCTAAACACCTTGTTGAATCTGGAGAGCTTGATATTCAGGAAATCCCAGATGATGAGCCAAAAGCAGCAGGTAAAACCGGTGGACGAGGCGGCAGGGGTGGCAAACAAAACGATGCAGCCAGTGACGCAGCCAAGGCAGCAGATGAAGCAGCTTTTGCCGCCGTGAAAGCTGAACTAGCCGCGCTTGAAGTAACGTTCAGTGATGATGAAACACTTGAGCAGCTTCAGGCAAAGTTAGCTCAAGCTAAGGAATAAGGTGGACCTATGGACGTACAAACGTTTCGCCAGAAATTCTCGACTGATACATCCTTAGTCAATTTGCCTGATGCAAAAATTCAGGATGCATTGGAAGAAGCAGATTTGGTCGTATCTCAAATTGAGTTTGGGGCATTAAAGGAACGTGCTGTAGGTCTATATGCAGCACATATTCTTAAAGTCGGTACTGCAAGCGGCAATGGTGCTGCTTTTGGTACTGCCTCAAGCATGACAATTGCGGGTCAAAGTGTGAGTTATTCACGATCATCGAAAGAAGCTTTTTATGATCTAAGCATGTATGGCCAGCGTTACCTTGCATTAAAAAATTCAATTCCAATTGATGATGAAGGCACCAATCCTAACCGTTTAGGTGTTGGGTGTTTTGTCGTATAGGAGATTCCCATGCCTTTTAAATATCAGGCACCCCAAGGTTATAAGCCAACTAAAGTTGTTATTGCTGGTCAAAACCTAGATATCAAAAACGGCGTTTTAGAAGCTGAGGATGACATTATCCATATTTTAAAACCCTTAGGTTTTGAGCGTTATGTCGAAGTGGTTGAGCCAAAGAAATCGGCGACCTCCGCTAAAGAGTAAAAGGTTATGAGCGATTATCGTGTTGATTGCCAAGTCAACTTTGATGATATGAATGATCGCGTTAGGTTTGAAATAAGACGCACGGTAAACGCACTTACTTTACGCTTACAGCGAACGATTCAGGAAGATATGCTGAGTGGCCAGCGTTTAAAAGTTCAGTCTGGCCGCTTACGTGGTTCCGTTTCATCTAAAGTTGATGAGGATAAGGATTCGATTGAGGGAACGGTGGGAGCTGGTGGTGCTTTGGTACCTTATGCACCTGCACATGAGTTTGGCTTAAATGGATCGATGGGCGTTAAAGCTCATCTTAGGACAATTAAACAAGCTTTTGGCCGACCTATATCACCAGTTCAAGTCAATATTAAGGCTCATTCGAGAAACGTCAGATTTAGAGAATTACGTTTTATGCGTGATTCACTAGACATGGTGGCCAAGATTGTGCCGAAAAATATTGATGCAGCAATTGAGCGGGGTTTAGCGAGTGGATAGCGAAGCAATCTATCAAGCCTTATTTGATCGGTTAAATACAAAGGTGGAAGGACTTATTACAGTTAGTCGCCGTTTACGTCACTTTAATCATGTGACACCAGAACAACGCCCAGCCATGTTTATAACACAGGGCAATCAACAGGAAGTTCCTGTACATGGTTTAGATTCAAAAGTTGAACTTGCTGCCGAGGTTTATCTCTATATCCATGAGTCGGACACTGCAAAGCCTCCATCATCACAGATGAATATCTTTATTGATCGTGTACGTGAAGCTATCAAGCCAGAACATCCAGAATTTAGCGAATATCAAACCTTAGGTGGTTTGGTAGAGCATTGCTGGATCGAGGGCACAGTAGAAGTATATGAAGCAGTAGAAAACATGCTGGATGATCAGGCGATTGCCATTATCCCTATCCGGATACTCACAACCAATTAACAAAACATTCATTTTATGACCGCCTCGATGGCGGTTTTGTCATTTTAGAGAGGTCAAAACAAATGGCTCAATATTTATTTGGTGCCGGCAAGATCTTTGCTACACCGATTCAAGATGTTTATGGGCAGCCGATTAGTAATCCAACTCCCGTTGAAGTGGGGGTGTTGCAGTCGGTAGGTGTCGATATTAGTTTCGACTTAAAAGAACTCTATGGCCGAGGACAGTTCGCCGTAGATGCTGCTCGTGGTAAAGGCTCAATTAAAGGTAAAGCATCGTTCGGCCGTATTAATGGCACATTATTAAATTCCATTTTCTTTGGTGGTGTAGTTGCTGAAGGTGGGATTGAGACAGTATCTCAAACCATTAATGGTGAAACTATTCAGACAGGCGGCTTGGTTACACCTGTAGTTCCAAATGCTGGCACTTTTGTTAAGGATTTAGGTGTTACAGACGGGAAGGCCATTCCACTTAAACGTGTGGCATCAGCGCCAGTGGCAGGGCAATACAGCGTAGATAACGTAACAGGTGCATATACATTTGCAACTGCCGATGTTGGTAAGATAGTTTTTATTAGCTTCCGATATTCGGCAACAGTTGCAGGCGGTAAGTCAATCACCGTATCTAACTTAGACATGGGTTATACACCTGAGTTTGCATTAGATCTGCAACGAGATTACAAGGGCAAATTCATGCACATGAATTTCTACCGTTGTACTAGTAATAAGCTTGGGTTCAGTTCAAAGCAGGACGATTACGACATTCCTGAATTTGAATTCCAGCCTATGGCTGATGACCTTAACCGTGTTTTCAAAATCGATTTATCGGAGTAATAACAAATGCAATTTAAGCAAGTTGAAAACCCTCGTGGCTCTACAGTTATTGTTGATGGTCAACCATTTGTTTTTGCTCCATTGTCTCTTGGTGCAGTTGAAAAACTATTGCCGGCACTTCAATCATTCAAGCCAGATGATGTCGGCACTGTGATTGATGTGGCACACAAATCTTTGAAGCGAAATTACCCCGACATTACTCGTGATGATGTAGCAGAGATGCTATTTATGGATCAGCTCACAGAAGTGATGGAAGCTGTAATGTCTGTGTCTGGTCTTAAAGGAAATAATGACGGCGCTGCAGGTGGCTCGGGGGAATAGACTGGGAGGAGCTGTACACGCATTTAGTGCTGACCATGGGTAAAGATTACGACTATGTAATCAATGAAATGGATCTACCTAGATTAAGAGCATTAAGTGCGTATCAGTATAAGATTCCTCCCGCAAATGTCGGAATTCAAAGGCTCTGCCGTATTATTGAAACTCTCTTTGAAATGGAAGAAAAGCCGTCAGAAGTCACCGTCTCAGATGATGATGAAGACGATATGCTTGAGGTTTTAGAAAGTTTCCAGCAGGGTGGTTAAGGCCGCCCTTATATTTTTAATGTGACATTAAGTAACCAGTTTGTTAGATTGTACGAACTTTATAATAATTGGTGAAATTATGACTCAAACAAAATTTTGTTATGCCTGTGGCCAACAAATTGATGTTCGTGCAGAAATTTGCCCTAAATGTGGTGTAAGACAGCAAGATGTTAGAATCACTGGGCGAAAAAGTAAGGTGGCTGCTGGCGTATTTGCTTTGCTTCTAGGTGGGTTTGGGGCTCATAAATTCTATTTGGGTAGAGTTGGCCAAGGTATCCTATATCTTATTTTCTGCTGGACCTTTATTCCAGCAATTATCGCCTTTATCGAGGGCATCCTTTATCTTTGCAGTTCTGATGAAGATTTTGCAAAAAAATATGGCTAATTAATCTGCCATAATCATTTTTATAAAGCCTTGCTATTGCAAGGCTTTTTTATTTCTCCACAGCTCCTTTAAAGGGGCTTTTTTTTATGCCTGTGAGGAAGTTATGGCGAATAATAACCGTGTTGAAGTTCATGTCGGTGCCAAGACCTCTGAACTAAAAGAGGGGATGAAAGACGCAGAAAAAATAGTTTCAGACTCAACAAAGAAAATCGAAAATTCGAGTCAAGGTATAGATCTTAAAATTGATCTATCAGGAATGAGGTCTGAACTTAATAATTTTGCTAACAACATTTCAGATAAGTTTAAGAGTGTTGGTAATGACATTAAAGAATCTTTAACAGGTGGTTTCTCACTAATTAAAGGCGGCTTTCTTTTAGGTATTGGCGAGGAGATAGCTAGAACAGCTGCGGAAGCTATAGGTGCAATACCAGACTTAGTATCAGCGGTTGGCAAAGCATCAAAAGAAATTGAAATTCAATCCCGTTTAGCTAATGCAAACACAACAGAATTTCAAGAGTGGGCTTTTGCGGCTAGCAAGGTAAATGTAGAGCAAGACAAACTTTCGGACATCATGAAGGATGTAAACGATAAGTTTGGTGATTTTATGCAAACGGGTGGCGGTGAAATGGCCGACTTCTTTGAAAAAATCGCCCCTAAAGTTGGAGTTACTGCAAAAGAGTTTCAGGGTTTATCAGGACCTCAGATTCTTGAGAAATACTACCAAACCCTACAAAAGGCAAATGTTTCACAGGCTGAAATGACCTTCTACATGGAGGCAATTGCGAATGATGCAACTTTATTAGCACCTTTACTCGATAACAATGCAGAAAAACTAAAAGAATATGCAAAACAAGCTCATGACCTAGGCGTCATTATGAGCACAGAAGCCATGGAGTCGACTAAGGAGTTCAATACTGCTTTAGGAACAATAGAGTCTACGTTGCAAGGTGTAATGACTCGCATGGCGGCACAAGCGGCACCAGCATTAACAGATCTTGCAAATAGATTTTTGACTTTTGCAGTCGAATCTAAAGAAGGTATTGATGATTCGATAAAGTCAATTATTGGAATTTTTGAAAGTCTATTTGGTATTGTTGGTGAAATCTTTAATACCATTGGGGGCATTTGGAAAGATTTAACTAGTGATATTGGGGATGGTTCAATATCACAAATTGGCTTCATGGATGCTGTATCAGTAGCTTTAAGAGCTTTAGGTATTGTTGCAACAGGTTTGCAGGTTGCTATTCAATCTGCATTTGCAATTATCAGAGCTGTGGTGGTTACAGTTTGCCAAGCCTTAATCATTGCATTTAATGGTCTCATGGCTGGATTTGACATGGTACGCAACACCATTCAGTTCGGTTTAGATGTACTTCAAGTTAAATTTCAAACCTTCGGTAGTGTCGTTAATAATATTCTTCACTTCAATTTCTCAGGTGCTAAGGCTGCATGGGAGGGCGGTTTATCTCAGCTAGGTGGTATTACTGAACGTTATACCAACCAAATGAAAGGACGAATGAATGACCTCAAGAACTCATGGAACAGCGGGGCAACAACAGCGGCAAATTCACTTGTTACGGCTGGGCAAAGGATTCTTGATGTTACTTCGGCCGGTGGCAAAAAAATTACCAACTATGTTTATAAGGATCCTACAAAACAAATAGAAACACCAAGTGCGCCAAAATTGGGTATTGGTGCTCAACCACCAAGTATTAATAAAGGTATCGGTACTGGTGTAAAAGATGACAAGGGTGGATCTAAGGCATCGGCTAAATCTAAAGCTGAGCAAGAGGCTAAAGAGCGTCAACGTCAGGCTGAGCAGGCAGCTAAAACACTTGCAGATATTCGGTATAAATATGCATCTGAAGAAAAGAAAGTCGCTTTAGATCTTCAGAAAGCATTAGATGAGATTGAAAAATCTAAGATGACTGCCGATGAAAAAGCCGCTGCTAAAATCAAAGCCGAAAAGGATGCTTCTGACAAGATTATTGCTATTCGTTTAAAAGAGTTTGAGGACTACAAAAAAGCTCGTGAAGAACAGATAGACAATTATCAACAGCAAGCACAACGTCTATATGAAATAGAAGCGGCACGGATCCAAGCTGAATATGATGCCAAGAAAATTTCAAATGTACGTAAAGTTCAGTTGGAAAAGCAACTAGAAGATCAGTTACGCGAAATTAAGCGGCAAGGTCTTTTAGAGCGTCTGGCACTTGAGAACGAGCAAACCGGAATTACAGGCAAACAGGGTAATCAAAACCAAATCACAAACAATATTTCTGATTTAGAGTCAGATCAGAAAGTTTCTGACACTAAGTCTATGGGCTTAATTAGTGATGCGGAAATGAAAGACTTTGAGGCTAAGTTTGGTGGGTTCACTTCTCGGCTTGCAAACCTTTGGGATCAGGGCATTCAATCACTTATGAATGGAACCTTGACTTGGAGTAATGCAACTAAAGCGGTGCTAGCTGATATGGGCGCATTTGCATTGCAATCAGCTACTAAAGAGCTCCAAGGCTGGCTCAGAATCCAAGCGATTAAGTTAGCACGTAAGCTCGGTTTTGTTGGAGCTGAAACGGCGGCTGAAGCTTCTGGCCAAGCTGCACAAACAGGGGCAACAATTGCTGGTGAAGCAACTCGTACCAGTGTTACAGCTGCTGGTGGTTTAGCTCGATTGGGCCTTAAGGCTGCCGAAGCTATCAAGGGCATCATGATGTCGGCTTGGGAAGCAATGGCCGGAGCTTTTAAAGCAATGGTTGCTATTCCATACATTGGACCAATTCTCGCCGTCGGTGCCGGTGCTGCTGCATTCGGTTTAGTGGCTGGCTTAGCGGGCAAGATTAAATCTGCTCGAGGCGGTTATGACATTCCATCCGGTGTGAACCCAGTTACTCAGCTTCACGAAGACGAAATGGTTTTACCTTCACAACATGCAAATACCATTCGTGAAATGGGCAAAGCTATGCGTAGTGGTGCAAGTTTCGGAGCAGCTGCAGCCGCTGAAGGTGGGGGTGCTGGACCGACTATTCATATTAGCGCCGTAGATGCTAGGAGTATTGAGCGGTTATTAAAAAATAATGGTCGTGCAGTTGCTAGTGGTTTGCAAAGCTATGTTCGTGGATTTGGTAAGAATGGAAAATAAGGGGTTATAAGTGTCTAACGTATTATTTCCTGAGTTAGCTGGCCTTGAGTGGGATCTTTCAAAGACCCCTATGTTTAATACCAAGATCATGACTTCAATTAGCGGCCGTGAACTCAGGGCTAGTTTTCAAGCTATGCCAAAATATGAAATTTCTCTCTCTTATGCTTTTTTAAGAGAAGGTAAGGGGCGAAATGAACTTAAGCAATTGGAAGGCTTTTTCTTGGCCAGAAGAGGGGCCTTTGATTCATTCTTATTTAAGATGCCTCAAGATAATGAGTTTACTTGTAAATATTTAAGCGATGGTTCTACAACCACTGTCCAGCTTTACAAGCAATTTTATGATACTCAAATGCCGCTTGGTAACACGCAGGCAGTATCTTCGGCCATAGTAAATTTAAATATGTGGAATCAGACCACTACTAAAAATATGTGGAGTGCAACTACATCAAAAAATATGTGGAGTTCTACAACTGCACAAATCACTTCGGATGGTAAGCATATCCTTTCACAAGCTATTGAGGCAGGTATTGAATATCAAGTGAGTGGTATTTTTTATTACCGTTGCCGATTCAAGGGTGATGATCAGGAATATGTAAATTTTATGAACAACCTATGGAAAGCACAAAAAGTTGAGTTCATTGGTTCATTGGGAAATAAGATATGAGACAAGCCTCACCGAAACTAATTGCTTTGCTGGATGCTGAACAATTCATTATGGCTGATTTGTACACCATTACTACGATTCAAGGCATTGAATATCGCTATACCAGCTATGACATCAATTTGATGGTTAGTGGTAAAGAGTTTCGTTCGGATGGACCAAATATAAGCCGTGATGGTGTCACCCTTTCGCTAGGTATCGAAGTCGATAATTTATCCATCACAATTGAAACAGCTGAGAACTCCAAATTCGGTGATATACCCGTTGTTCAGGCTTTTCATAATGGCATTTTAGATGGAGCCCGATTTAAATTAGAACGTATATTCATGGATGAGAATACGCCGACTGATACCAGTGCGGGCACAATTGTATTGTTTGAAGGCCGGATTATTGAGCCTGAGTTTGATCGCTATGTAATTAATGCAAGTGTGGTTTCTGATGTGGACAATCTAAAACTTCAAATGCCTAGAAATCTTTATCAGCCGAGTTGTTTGAATACGCTGTTTGATGGTGCTTGCGGGTTATCAAGAGATAATTTTTCAGTAACTACTTCAGTGCAAGCAAGTAGTACTTCTAATCGTATTTTGTGCAATTTAAGTCAGCCTCAAGGTTGGTTTACCCAAGGCGTTGTGGAGTTCGTCAATACAGGAATTAAGCGAACAGTAAGGTTACATGAGTCTGGTGCGTTGTTATTGACGTTACCGCTTCTGGAAGTGCCGAGTGTAGGGCAAATAATTAAAGTTTATCCTGGTTGCGATAAGCGTCTAGAAACTTGTGTGAACCGTTTTAATAATCGTGCCAGATTTCGAGGTTCACCTTTCGTTCCAATTCCTGAAACGTCCGTCTAATACATTAATATTTAACCTAAAGCCCTGCCTAAAAACAGGGCTTTTTTTTGGGAAAAAATTATGGCTATTCCTAACAAAGATTCCTTTATTGGCCCTAGTGTTACCGAAGCTTTATTTAAAACCAATCTTGGTTTATTGATTGATTTCTTAAAATCGATTGAAGCACAGAGCCCTTCTTTTTCGTCAACTTCATTATTAAGGGCCTCTCGACCCGTTGAAAATACTAGCTATGCTAAGGCCTTGGATACGGGGAAAGTTTGGCGTTGGGAAAAGCCTGTAGGCTCAGCAGACGGTGATTATTGGACCGTTACCAATATAAGTGATTTAGATCGGGCGATTGCTTATGCAGATCAAAAAGCTATTGAGGTTGATGATAACCTTGAAGCTATTTTGGTTAATGAAATGCTTCCTTATATTGATAATGCAGATGACATTGTTAAATCGGAAGCTATCACTGCCGCTGCAATTGATGCGTCAACGAAAGCAGATACAGCTGAAGAAAATGCTAAAAATTATGCGGACAGTGTTGCATCGAATCTAAAAGCTAACGTAAATGCTTTCATTAACTCAAATGTTGATAGAGCTGGTGATGCGATAACCTTATTCAGTAGTGAGCTTTATGGTGAAGTACTCAATAGTACTTTTATACCTTCTGTAAATGTTATTTTGACGACAGTTCCAAATATTGGAAAAGTCATTAAATTTAAGAATATAGATACATATATTGCTCCTCGCGCTGCACCAGCTGTCTATAGTCAATCTAAGTATCAAGCCAAATTTTCATTATTTCGGACTATTAATTCAAGTGATCCTTTAAATGATGCTATTCAATTTGGTATTGAATACTTAAACCATAATAAGGAATCAATTTCCCATACTGTTTTAGAAACATCATCTATCAAAGTTTCAAATGGTGTGGTTACTAAATCCTTTGAATTATTACCTGTTACTAACGCAGTTTATATGCGACCGTGGGTGCGTATTTATGGTACTGACAGTGAAACCGCGATTATTTATCTTGGCGTAGATGATGTAACGGCTGAGGTTGGTGCAAAGGAATATGCATATGGCGAGGTAATGGCTTTAGCTGGAGCAGCAGCTAATGACGCGACCACTAAAGCAAATACCGCTGAATCGAATGCCAAAAACTATGCTGATTCAAACGCAAATTTCACGTTTAAGGTTTTAACAGAAACAGATCATCTGGATGACTTAAAAGTTTCAGGAACTTATACAGCTCTCAATACAATTGTTGCTAATACTTCCCGTGGCTATCCTGTTAATGAGGCCGGTGCTTTGAGGGTTGTTAAACATAGCAATTCAAACTCAACTCAGCATGAATATTTAACGTTTTCAGGAAAGTTATATGTTCGTAGATTCGTTGCAAGCTGGTCTGCTTGGGTGGCTCAAGCAACCTCAGCAGAAACTGACGCGGCTAAAACAGAGATTATGGGTGTTGCATTAGTGAATAGAGGTGTAGTTACTAATTCAGCAATAACGAATTTGACTGATGTTGGGCTGTATTCAGTTTCAAATATGACCGATTTTCCCTCAGATTTCCCTGCAACATTCGGCATATTGAAACGATATAAGTTTGGCTCATATGCTTATTGGGAGTTAAGTTCTACTTCGCGACCAGATGTGACATGGCAGAAAGTTGGTGTTTCTGGATGGCGTAAAATTAGTCTTGAAGAGTCTGCGGCGGCGGCTACATCGGCAGCTGTGACGCAGTCACTTGCAGTATCTTTAGCAGATAAAGGTCTTGTTTCAGGAAGTAATATTTCTGATCTATTGGCGGTAGGGCTTTATGCTGTAAGTGACATGTTGGACTTTCCATCTGATTTTCCAGCAACTTATGGAATTTTAAAACGCTTCAAGTTTAGTGGATATGCATATTGGGAACTAAGCACAACATCACGACCAGATATCGTTTGGCAAAAAGTAGGTGTTGCTGCATGGCGTAAAATCAGTGTTGAAGATGCTTTAGCGCCTTTTACGAGTAAAGATTCATTAACGCTAAATCGAGATAAGCTTTACCCGATGCTTGCTCTAACTCGCACAGCAGTTGCAGCGAATACTACAGTTCAGGCATTAGAGAAACACATTCTTGATATCAAGATTAATGGTGCTAATCCGGATTGTTATTACAGAATTTCTTATTTTGGAAATAACTCTAGTCTTGCAAGTGAAGCAAATAAATTTGGCTGGATTTTACAAGAGATTTCAAAAGTAGGTTTTGCAGAAAGTGGTGGTACTGTTAAAGCACTGACATCTTCAGCAACAACAAAATACGAAATCATTCCAAATACCGGCATTATCCAATTCACTTTGCAATCAACTGTAGATACCACTATTTCATTTGATTTTACAGTTGATACAACAGGATTTGATACAACCCTTCTTTATTCTCATTCTGTCTCAACGGCCCAAGCATGGGGGCATATTATCGACCCGATTAAGTATGTCTTGAAGCAAGGTGTTGATGGGGCTGTGATTGACGAGAAGATTTCGACCAACAATAAGCAAATAGAAGCTTTGCCAGTATTACCAATACTTACAGCAACTTCTGCGGGATTAGTTCCAATTGATTTATCTGGAAATGCTAACTATTCAGGGCTTTTATTCTCAAAGTCTATTAGTACTTCTATCGCCCCTGCATCAGTAACGAAAGTAATGTCGGTCATTGTAGCTTTAGAGTCTGGAATGACTTTAAATACTTTATTGACTGTAGCAACTGGAGATATTGCAACAGGCAGCGGAAATAATTTGCTAGAAGGTGATCAAATCACTTTGCTTGATGCTTTATTTAATATGATGCTTCCTTCAAGTAATACTTCAGCAAATCTAGTGGCCAGAAGTGTAGGAGCTTTTTTAGGCGGTGATACTGCAACATTCATTTCGAGAATGAACAGCAAAGCTGCTGAGCTAGGTATGACCAGCACAACTTTTAAAAATCCATCTGGTTTAGCCGCAAGCGGGCATTCTTCAACGGTAAGTGATTTACTTAAACTTGGCGTATATGCCAGCAAGAATGCAACAATGCTTTCAATTTGGGGGCAGTTACATCACACGATTAGCATTCAAGGTAGTAACCCTAGAAGTGTTGTTGTTGATAGTTCTGTAGATCCTGTGGTGAGCGGTGAGCCTTGGGCGATTGGTGGTAAGACTGGAACGCTTGCGCCGTCTATTTATAATATGCTGTTATTCGTTCGACTCAAAAATGGTTATATCGGTATTGCTGTTACTGCGGGCTCATCCTCTGATGCCAATCGATATAGTGATATGAAATCTATCGCTGAGTATGCAAGAAATGCATATGCATACCCCGCGCCCCCTCAAATTGTTTTGAAGAATTAAAAGCCCCGATTAATAAGGGGCTTTTTTTATGGAGTAAATATGAGTACTGGACAACAAGCCGTAGATGAAGCGCTAACTTGGCTAGGTACTCCATACCACCACCAAGGCCGTGTAAAAGGTGTAGGTGTGGACTGCGGTACTTTGATTTGTGAGGTCTACGAGAAAGTAGGCCTCATGGACTATTTAGATCCACGGCCATATCCACCAGACTGGCACTTGCACCAGATGGAGCAACGCTATTTAGAGCTCATTTTAGGGGTGTGTGATCCAGTAGAAGGACCACCACAAGCAGGTGACATCGTTTTATATAATTTTGGCAAGTGCATCAGTCATGGTGCAATTGTCATCGAATGGCCGCAGGTCATTCACAGTTATCTCCATCAGGGAGTGATTATCCAAGATGGAACCAAAGGAAGTTTAGCCCGCCGTATAGCGGGCTTTTATCGTATGAAGAGGCTGAAATAATGGGTGGATTATTTGGAAGTACAACGACTAGTACAACGGATACCCGTATTAATTCTATGCGTATTCAACAGTCTGCTTATGGTCTATGTCAGCCATTGTTGTACGGTAAAACCCGCGTAGCTGCGAATATGTTTTGGTATGGTGATTTCTTGGCAACTCCACATACAACCGTTACTAAATCAGGCGGGAAAGGTGGAGGCAGTAAAACGAGCAATACCACATTTAGTTATAGTGCTTCTCTCATGCTCGGTTTATGTGAGAACCAGATTAAAAAGATCGGGCTAATTTGGGTGGATAAAGAGCAATATGTACCTAAGCAAGAAGGATCTATTACTTTAGATCCAATCGATCAGTTAAAGTTTGAATTATATGATGGGAATAATAACCCGCCGTGGGGGTGGTTAGTTTCAAAGCATCCGGATCAGGCCATTAACTATCCATATTTGGGATATGTTGCTTGTGCTAATTATGAGATGGGAAATAGCGCTAGCCTTTCAAATCATAACTTTGAGGTGATTAGCACGATTACATTGTCAGAAACTATTGACGATGCTAATCCCGCAGATGTGATTGAAGACTTTATTACACATCCTCGCTATGGGGCTGCTCCTGATTTAAATATGGCAGATCTTTCAGAATTTCGTACTTATTGTCGAGCGGCCAATTTGCTGATTAGCCCAGCCTTTACTGAGCAACGTGCGGCATACGAGACGATTAATGAGATTGTCGAAGCTGTAAATTGTGCGGTGGTACCAAGCCCTGACGGGCTAAAAATTAAATCCTTTGGTGATTCTGCACTAACAGGCAACGGCGTTACGTTTACGCCAAATCTCACACCGGTTTATCACCTGACAGATGATGACTTCATTGACGATGAGGAACCGGTACAAGTACGCCGTAGCCGTGATACTGATGCTTATAATCATGTACAGATTGAATACATCAATCGATATAACCAGTACAACACCGAAACAGTAGAAGCCAAAGATCAGGCAAATATTGAAATGTATGGATTGCGTACGGAAGATCCGGTAGAGAATCATTTCTTTTGTGAACCTAAAATAGCCCGTCATGCCGCACAGCTACGATTACAACGATTGCTTTATGTGCGTAATGAATATGAATTTCGCCTAGGTTGGAAATATTGCCGGTTAGAGCCAATGGATATTGTAACTTTAACGGATCCGGTTTTAGGTTTGAATCGTTTCCTCGTGCGTATCACACGTATTGAGGAAGATGAACAAGGTGAGTTGACAGTCACAGCGGAAGAATTAGCCGTAGGCTCAAGATCAGCAATTGAATATGATTTACAGGCTTCTAATGGTTATCAAGGTGGTAATGAAGAAGCTGGAAATGTAAATGCACCGGCAATATTTGAACCCCCGCTAGATCTCTCCAATGGCCAAAATCAAGTATGGATTGCTGTATCCGGTGGAATCAATTGGGGTGGCTGTAATGTATGGGTAAGCCTTGATGATACAACTTATGAAATGATTGGTACGGTATATGGATCCGCGCGTTATGGTCAGCTTGTCACTGGTATTGATAGTGATGATACTGCTTTACAGGTGGAGCTGAATACTTCAAGTCAGATCTTCAGCGGTACATTAGAAGATGCTCAAGCCGATCAAACACTTTGTAAAGTTGGTGATGAGTATTTTAATTATCAAGTGGCCACATTAAACGGAACAGGGCTATATACATTAAGTGATGTATTGCGAGGGCGCTTTGCTGATGCTCAAAATCATAGTGCAGGTGAGCCTTTTGTTCGTTTAGATAAGGCAATATTCAATTATGGTTTTAACCAAAATCTTATAGGTAAACAGATCTTTTTAAAGTTTACCAGTTTCAACGGATTGGAACGCAAAGAGCAAACTTTAGATGAGGTTACGGCCTATAGCTATACTTTAACCGGTGGTCGTACTACCAGTGTTAAAGGCTTATCGTTGCAATCACCTTTTATTGGTACTTCTTTCAAGGTGCAGTGGCAGGTGGCAACAGGTGCAACTGGTTATCACGTTCAAGTATGGTCCGATGCCGTGAAAATACGTGAGGTAGATACTACCAATACGGATTTTAGTTATTCAATTGAAGAAGCTATGCAAGATGGTATCGGTCGCTCGTACACAGTTCGGGTGGCCAGTAAAAATGGTGAACAGATCAGTTCTTTTGCTGAACTCAGTATTAGTAATCCGGTACCGCCATTACTTACCAATATTTATACATCAGCAACAAATGATTCTATAACTGTAAGCTGGATACCTAGCGAAGTGCCAGACTTGAAAGACTATGCCATTTGGCTCAGCAGTACCCCGAACTTTGATCCTACAACTACAAGTCCAACTTGGACTGGTACAGAACTTACGAAAACGATTAAAGATCTTCAAGCAACAACGCCTTATTACATTCGTGTTGCTGCACGTGATGTATGGAAAAATACCGACTGGAATTATTCCAATCAGATAACTCAAAGTACTTCTGAAGCGTAATCTAAATCATTTCCTTAGCACCCGATCGGGTGCTTTTTTTTGACCAAAATTTAAGGAGCCTAATATGGCTGAACCTATTAGCACTGCTGGCGCGAGTGCCTTTTTTAAAATTTACGGTATGGCGATTGTTGTCATTTTAAGTACGGCTCTTATTGCACTTGTTGTGATGATGATACGGATGCCTAAAAACCCGCAAGAGTGGGCGGTAGGGCTGATTTGTACAGTGGTTTCAAGTATCACGGGTGGATCATTTTTTATTATGAAATTTGGTCTACATGAGTGGGTAAATAATATTTGGGGCGTTTTAGCGCTTGGCGGATTTTTCTTTGCATGTGGATTGCCCGGCTGGTTCATTGTCCGTCTCACGGCGAATTTTATAAATCAGCGGGAAGGTAAAAACATCGTTGAAGTTGTTAAAGAGTTAAAGAAAGAAGTTAAAGGTGATTAAAAATGAATATCGAACAATATCTTGATGATTTGATTAAGCGTGAAGGCGGTTATGTAAATAATCCTGCGGATCGAGGAGGGGCAACCAAGTTTGGTATTACTGAAGCAGTAGCGCGGACAAACGGTTTTAAAGGCAACATGAAAGATTTACCGCTTGAAGTCGCCAAAGCTATTTATAAGAAGCAGTATTGGACAGCTCCTCGTTTTGACCAAGTGAATGCCATTTCTTCTGCAGTAGCTGAAGAGCTTTTAGATACCGGTGTAAATTGCGGTACCGGCTTTGCGAAATCACTTTTACAACGTGCATTAAACCTACTGAATAATCAAGGTAAAGCCGGTTTTCCAGATCTTGAAGTTGATGGGGTTTATGGTTCAGTGACTTTAAATGCTCTAAAAACTTTTCTGGCCAAGCGTGGCAAAGAGGGTGAGAAAGTCTTACTGCGAGTACTCAACATCATGCAGGGCCAACGCTATATCGAAATTTGTGAACGCAATCCTTCTCAAGAACAGTTTTTTTATGGTTGGATTGCTAATAGAATTACGTGATAAAAATCTAAATTTAGCAGTATATTTTACTAAAGGATATACTGCTTATAATATTTTTTTATAAATTTTAATACCTTATAGAAAATTATTCTTTCTTGAGTAATTTGACTATTTTTAGTTGGTGAATTTTTCTGTTAATGATATAAAACATTGAAGCATTTACTTACATATACTATGAATACAGATAGCATTACACCACTTTACCTAAATTGGGGCTTTTGGAGCTTTTTAGTTGCTTTAGTTGCGTTAATTATTTCACTTTTTCCTCATATTAGGATTTGGTTGAAAGGAAATAAGCTAGATTTAGAAATTCATAATAAAATAACTCTTCATCATTGGGTAGGCTTCCCATCCATAAACATTTATTTAGGCGTGACTAATAAAGGTCGTGCTAGAGTGAAAATCAAAAGTATGAATGTCAAAATTGTAAAAGACGGTAGGGATATTGAAAATTTAAGTTGTAATGGTTATTTTGAGAGTACTACATCTCAATCTGCTAATTTATTTTTTCCTTTCGAACTCTCGTCTGATGAGTCTTGGGATCATGTTTGTTGGTTTGCAATTAATTTAGACAGAAATAAAGAGCAAAAAGCACGTAGTGCTTTTACTGCAGTAGATATGAATATCAGTGAAAAAATTCGTGTCAATGGTGCTAATAATCAGTTGGTAGAGGCAAATAGTGAGCTTGTTGATACTCTAAAAGAAATACATAGTCAGAATTTTATTTGGGATTCTGGTGAGTATTATTTAGAACTTAGATTTGAAACAATACCTTCTATCATACTTGAAAAGCGAGTACGTTTCACACTCTTTGAATCTGATGTAAAAGAATTAAATGATTATTTTAATGACTATAAGTTTGGATCAGCTTATAACCACCAGAAAAATAAAGGTGTAAATATTCTGATATCTGAAGCCTCTAATTAAATTTTATTCATACTAAAAATTGAGTATAAATTTTTATACTCAATTTTATTTATAATAACTAATTTAAGTTTATTTTAATATTTCTTCTGAATTATCGAAATTAATCTTTCTTTAAAATAAAGTATGGAACGTTTGAACCTTTTTTAGGTTTATATTTAATTTGGTAAATATCCTCATGATGTAAATGGTTTCTATCTATATATTTTAAGATTAAAATAGGTTTTAATGCTAACATATCTCTTAAGAAGTTATTTTTATCATTTGAATTGTAGTTAAGTTCTATATAGTGATGTTCTTGATTTTCAGTAATACTTCTAAATATATCAAATTGATTTCTAGTATCAAAATTTCCATATTTAATTCTAGCACTAGGATTAATTCCTCTATGATTTAGGGAAATCTCTAATAGAAATGCACTTTCTCCTATATTTAACATTTTTACCCCTATTTGAAAACGATACTTACTAAACGGAGGATTGTCATCCTGATATACGCTAGTTGTCTCTAAAAGAAAGTTTGGTTCTTTTGCTTTAGCTTGCAAATGCAAAGTATAAATAGCAGATAAAACAGCACCTAAAGTTGATATTCCTGAAAAGAAATATATAGTTAACGTAAGTAGTACAGTGGGATCAGTAATTTTAAAGCCGCATTTCAATACAAAATAGAATGAAATAGAAAGGCTAATCACTGTAAAAATTGTTAAAAGAATTAAATTAAAGTATTTCATCTTGGTAAAGTTTAGTTTTTTATTATCAGTAATTTACAGAAATTCATTTAACTTGTCACTATTAACTGATGAATTTGACTTGGTAGTTAATTTACTCTTATTAACTCATTCCATAGGAAAGGATTTCTACTCAATTTATCCCGCGACATCGACCAGTTTCGACCAGGAACAAAACATGGTCCGACCCCTAACTTTTTCTTTCCAAATTTGCTATGGATACCATCCATTGCCTGCATCAAACATTCTTTTTTCTCTATCAGACTAAAGTCAGTGAGCAGGTCATAAGTATGGCCAGACTTGGGTTCTAAACATGTCAGCACAACACCGCACTTCTTATATTTAATACCTTCTTTGTAGATATCGTTCAACATCCTTGTCGCAGCTCTAACAAAATCTACTGCACAATCTGTTGGCTCGGAAAATGAGCCAGTAATAGATTTATTGTAAAATGGCACATTGGGATCGAAAGGGTTTGATTGAACAAATGCAATCATACATCCACATAACAAGCCTTCATCTCTTAAGCGTTTACATGCATCCTGAGCATACATTGAGATAGCTTCTTTTAGATCTGTTAGTTCAGTTACACGACCGCCAAAAGATCGGCTGGCAACAATCTGTTTTTTGGATGGGGGAGTATGCTCGATCTCAATGCATGAGATACCTTGTAATTCGTATATCGTCCTTGCCATCACAATTGAAAACTTTTTCTGCATCTCTCGAGGTTCAGCACAAGCTAGATCTAAAACATTGCTAATACCCATAGCTTGCAGCTTTTTTGAGTGCTTTCGGCCCACTCCCCAAACTTCGGAAACGTCTATTTGAGCAAAGTAGTATTCTTTGTTGCACGGATCCATGCTTACGAGATCGCATACACTGTTAAAGCCGGGATTCTTTTTAGCAATATGATTTGCAATCTTTGATTCTGTTTTACTTCTGCCAATACCAACACAAACCGGCAATCCTAGCCACTTCCATAATTGCTGGCGCATTTGCTGGCCAACTTTCTCTAAATCAAAGTTCTTCTCATAAGCAGTGAAATCAACAAAGCATTCATCAATCGAATAAGGTTCAACCTCTTCATCTGTTACGTATGAAGAAAGTATTTTATGAAAGCGCCGTGACATTTCGGCATACATTGCATAGTTGCTTGAAAGTACAATTACGTTATGTTGCTGAACAATGTCTTTAATTTGGAAAAGTGGCACACCCATCTTTATATTTAAATTTTTCGACTCATTGCTACGCGCCACGGCGCATCCATCGTTGTTACTGAGAACAATCACAGGCTTATTGTTCAAACTTGGGTCAAAGACTCTCTCACATGAAACGTACATATTATTGACGTCAATTAAGAAAAAGACTTTATTCTCATGTTTCATGATTTTCTTATCATTTTAATGACGCAGGTGACAACGCCCCAGATAATTAGTTCTTGGCCTTCTTGTAGATAGATATTTTTATATTCAGGATTTTCGGCTTTGAGCCATTTTCTAGACTCTTCAATCATTAAACGCTTAACAGTAAAATCATTATCAATTAGTGCCACGACAATATCGCCGTGTTTTGCATCGAGACTGCGATCGACAATTAGTTCGTCATCAATATCAATCCCAGCATTAAGCATCGAGAGCGAAGCAACTTTGACAATGAAAGTTGCAGTTTCATTTTTTATTAAGTGCTCATTCATATCGAGAGCTTTGTCAATATAATCTTGGGCAGGGGATGGAAAGCCTGCGTTGATCTTCTCTAAAGCATAAGGGATAAGCATATGAGTAGTTGGAACAACTTGCTTGATAGATAAGACCTCAGATAAAACAATACTTTGTGTGAGGTACGGCTTTATCTGGATGATGGATGGTGCAATTTCGCTCATAGAATATCCCCTAACTTGAATTTGTAACATATTCAAGATGATATGCTAGAGGTTGCTTTAAATTCAAATTTAAAAAGTTGTGGATAAACAAATAGAAGTCAAAAATTGACGTTGAGTAGCGAATATTTTGTGACCGCTTGTCAGATTATATATATGTAATATATTTAAAAGGATTAAAATTTAAACTCATAATTAAAAAAGGAAAATGTCATGAAAAAATATATAAAAATACTTGAACTCGCAGTTGTCTTACAAATAAGCATATTCACCCAGCAAGCTTTTGCAGATTGGAGAGGTCATGTTAATTGGTCTTTTCATGATACAGGTGTACCAGATTGCCCGGGCGAATATATTCGTGTAGGCGGCAATGATTGCCTTCTAGCAGGTATAGGAGGAGGAACTGGAAACGGCAACAGGGCATGTTTAATGTCTAAGGCAAAAATTGATGCTGAAGATGGAAATTGTAATGGTGCAATAAATAAACTTCTTATTACTCAATGTCACAATGGAAAAGCTCAAGCGGAAATCCGAGCTGCAAATAAAGAGGAGGTATGTGACTATATTGCTCCAGATAGGCATAAAACAGTAGTTAATACGCAAAGCAACAATTCACAAACTATCTATAATCCAAATTTGAGGAGTTGTGTTATCAGTCTAAATAGTATTCCTGCTTCAATGATAAATAACTGTGATCAAAGAGTAGTGGCTGATTATAGGCATTATCAAGGTGGGACTTTTAGAGAGAACCAAACATATATTCTTGATCCTCGACAAATAGTTAAATTTACCCAAAATAGCTACTGCCCAGTTCTACAAGGGTGTGAACAGCGCTGGGATTTGATAGGTGTTAGATAAAATTTAAATTCGAGGTATAAATCTAGCTTGAAATTGATCGACAGGCATCTCAAAGAAAAACTGGTCAGCATCTTCTTTTTTACAGTTCAACCAATCTTCTCGATAATCTTCAGGGATAACAATAATAGATCGTTTCTCATCTTCTGGTTTATGGAACTGGCTCATGAAAGGGTGGTCATCTGCATTAATGGTCAGCATCGACATTGATCTAACTTGTTGGCCATCAATCACAGTTGAATCATAAATAGCAGCTACTGTAAAAGGT